TTTAATCTCTTAGTTTTAAATTCTGCTTCTGGTGTTAATAGTGATGCGCTTTGCATATCCTCTATACTAAGTATATCATTTAACGAAGGATTTGCAATAAGCCAGTTGTCTTCATCCTTATAATGTAATTTTGGATCTGCTTCATACCAGGCAAAAAAGAAAGAAGGATCTTGAATTTCACCCTTGGCTATCTGTATGCCTCTTTGATACATCTGGTAGCATAGTGATTCTTTGCCAGTAGAGTCATATTTAGAGCCAGCAGTGGTAATTGCTACCAACATAGGCTCTTCACGACTACCCATAGACAGAGATAAAACATCATATAATTCTCTATTTGGCTGTGCATGAAGCTCGTCTATGACAATAAATGTAGAGTTTAAGCCTTCTTTTGTATATGCCTCTGATGATAGAGCTCTATATACCGCTCCTGTTAATGGATTATAAATACTATTTTGATATACCTGTAGAATATTCTTTAGTTCAGGCTCTAATTCAATCATCTTTTTTACTGTCTTAAAGATGATTCTGGCTTGCTCTTTATCTGCCGCCGCAGAATATATTTGACCGCCATTAACTCCAAGAACTAGCTGTTCTAAAACAAGAGAAGCAATAAGTGCTGATTTGCCATTTTTACGGCTTACACCTATTAAAGCTCTGCGATGCTTTAGTAATCCATCTTCTCTTTCAGCATATAGGTTGATTAGCAGCTCTTTTTGCCAAGGTCTTAGGACAAACTTCTCGCCAGTCTTACCAGCAACGGAGTCTTCTGTTAGATGACATAAAGTCTCTATAAAATCTATAACTTCATATCCACGACTATTAGATAATTCATATTCTGATATCGGAGATAAATATTTAGGTGGCCAACTGACTAATTTTGTTTCCATGGCCTATCCCTTTAGTGCAAGTGAAAACCTTGACTTTTCCAAGTCTATACCTATTACTTCAACTTCTACTTCTTGCCCAATTTCTAATATCTGATTATTCATTTTACTAACATGAACAAGTCCTGATATTGACCCTATCTGAATAAAGGCTCCATACTTCTCAATGCCTGAGACAATTCCTTTATGTACTTGCCCTACTGCCATTCTTGCAAATTCAATAATCTTATCTTCTTTTGCTAATTTCTCTAATAGTAAACGGCGTGATACGACAATATTCTGCTTTTCTCTATTAAACTCAACAATTAGTAATTCAAGCTCTTGGCCAATATAGCCAGTAAAGTCATCAACCTTAGTTGTTTCAATTTGAGATCCTGGCAAAAAGGCCTTAACCCCAACATCTACAATTAGACCACCTTTAATAATCTTCTTTACTTTACCCATAATAGGTAAAGACATTTCAAAGATTTGCTGAATATCGTTCCAAAGTGCTTCTACTTCATTTTGCTTTAGAGACAGTATGTATTGTCCTTCCTCATTCTTATGTAGGACTATTGCTTCTACCACCTGCCCAATTTTAACAACATCCTCAATACAGGCATTTTTGTTATTGGATATCTCATTTTTTGGAATAAAGGCTTCTAGCTTATCCCCAATATCTACCAAAACACCATCACGATCAATTTGAACCACTAGGCCACATATTGGCTGCTTAGGATTCCAGGTCTTTATTGATGCATCTATTGCAGCCAAAAAGTCCTCTGCTGTTCCTATATCGTTAATTGCTATTTGCTTCATTATTTATTGGTTCCCCGTTTTCTAAAATTATCGTCTCAGGCTCTAATATAACCTTAGCACGATTCTGTCTTCTTTCCAAAAGCCTGTCCATGGAAGTAGCTGCCTTAACTTCTGCTACGCCTAAGCGTGATCTTGATACTGGATCAAATCCAAGAGATGATAATGCATCAGTGTAAGCTTTATTTACAGCCACATATGCCTTGGCATCTATTGGCTCATGTGTTGCCATATATCTTGCCCTTGCGGTTTCTGTAGCGTCTGCTAATTCAGCAGCATTCTTAATTGCTTCAATATCACTAACTGGCGATAGCCATGTTATTGCCATGGCCCACGCTCTAGTCCATAAAGCGATTCCAGACTCAGCTAAATTTGCTGGAGGTGCTGGAATTTCCCTCGCTTGTGGCAAATGCGTAATGCTTGCAATATCAGGCAAAGGTCTTTGACCAGGATTTCCAAGCAGCCTTTTCAGCTCATTTGGCTTTGGCGGTCTGCCTGCTGTCATTTTATTTCTCCAATTAGTTTTTAATTATAAGCCAAGCAACTGACTTATTTTTTCAACTGACCAACCTGTGCGATCCGCTGCGTCTTGAATATCAATTGCGTCAAATAGACCCTCATCGTTTTTATAAACGTGGGTCATTGCGCCATTTTCATCAACAATTATTCTTGATGTGCGCTCTTCTGTCATTTTATTCCTCCAATTATTTTATGCGTATTTTGTCCGTTTTTTCCTAGTTCTGTAATTTCGCAGAGAAATACAGAAAGGGGCAAGCGGGGTCTATAGTTATTTTTTACGCACAAAAAAATACCCATACGGGTAATTGCCAGTACGGGGGTATATGTATATGTGCTTATTTAAATTTATTAATGCTTAGATGAGTTGCATTTACGACATAAGACTTGAACGTTCTGTATTATATTACTTCCGCCATTTGCCAAACTAAGTATATGATCTGCCGTGAGGTCTCTTTTGCTGCCGCACCTAGAACACCATGGCTGCATAGTACGAGCTAATCTTGATAATCTTTGCCATTCATAGTCATACTGACTATTTCGTTCTTTTCTTTTAGGATCCTTGGCTTCTATTGCTGCTTTGCATTGTCTGCATACACTGCCACGGGAGATAACCCCACAATATAAACAAGGTGAATTAAATCTCTTCATTCATATCAGATGGTATTTCACAGGCGCAATTGTCCTCGCACTCTAAATCATTATCATAGTTCTCATACTTGACCACGGCACCTAGGTGGCCATTAAATAATGTTAGGGTACTAACCACAGTTCTATTTAATAATGTTTCAATGCCTTCAAATGTTAGCTTCTCATCTGTTTGCATTTGGGCATTTACTGGGCCAATAGATAGGCTTAAATTAAGCATATGATTCCTCCCTGATTTTGGGCAGAGCTCCGCCTGTTTTTGGGCAGCACAAATACTGCTAACCTAATTCTACCATATAAATTAGTCTTATTCAATGGGATTGTTCCTACTCTTTGCAATTGCTGCAATGTCATACAGCCCATTCCTTCTAGCTATCTTATTAGTATCTACTATCTTTAGGACTTCCCGCTTTGTTAGATTTAGCCATAAGCAAATAGCCTCAATATCTAGCCAAAACCTTCTATTTGGATTAGCCATAGCTAATTGTATTAATCTATATAATGTCCAAGAAGTCTTACATTTTAGGCAATTTACTCCACCTAATAGATTTTCTATATCTATTACTATATGTGCTTTACAGCCATCTGTTGGACATGGGATTCTTCTTGGTTGTTCTATAAAGGATTTAGTTACTGATAGTCCTTTGCTATGGATTTCTCTGACTTCCGCCGCAAACTCTCCAACCCAGTCCTGCTGTAGGGTCCAGCCTAAATGAGTAATGTGGAACTGGGCTGTTGCAGCAACCTCTGCCTCAATACTTGGCTCTCTCCTCAGCAGAGCTGGTGGTGTGAGATTTCTACCTCTTCTGATCATGGCCTCATATTTATGAAGCTTAGGTAATATATCAGTAGCAAGACTATAGTCCATGGCTGATACATTAAACCCTATTGATCTCTCAGATGTAGGCGATCCTGATCCAGTTCTGCCTGGAACCAGGAATCCTTTTGCTTCTTGTTGCAGGGGAGGAATGTCGGACAGATTCTCCTTAAGTGTGCCTTCACACCGTCTACATAGGCGTTTGTCATCCTTTGCATGATGCTGACATATTTGACATTCCATTGCTACCCCGATCATTTCTATTTATTTTCTAGTTGCTTAAACAAATCATCAACTGTGTTAAAGTCTTTAAAGCCTTTATGCTTTTTATTATGCTTATCAACAAAATCATTTATCTTTTTAGTAGTCTCTTCAAACCAAACTAAGCGCTCTTCAATTCTTGCCTTCTTTGCGCCAAAAAGTAAAACAATAATCATTGCTGGCCAACCTATGGCATATCCAAGAAAACCCCAGATAATTGTACTTCTGCCAAGTGCTAAAGCCATAAAGCCTGCTAAAAACATCCATAGTAGTTCCATTATTCTTCATCTCCCTCATTGTCTTCTATGAAGCCTATTTTCTCCATAGTCTTATCACATACTGTACATTGCTCTGAGCCAAATTGCACTTGATCGCATTTGTTACACCAGTATATGTTGGTTATCAATCTTTGCTCTTTTCTTTGCATATCTATCTAAATACTTTATTATGTTCTTAAGTCTAGGATTATCTAGCCTTAGCTTGCCTCGTTCATATTTATCTACTAATATATTGCATCTAGAACATACTATACCTCTTACGCATTTACCGCAAGATTTATTTCCTGGGCAACATGCGTGGTCATGATCAACATGGTAGTTTACTTTAGGCACTTCTCCACAAATTTGGCATCCATTTTTAGACATGCGATCAAAGTCCTCAATATCAAGATTGTAATTCTGCTTAAGATAGGTCTTACGATTGTATAGTGTTCGCCTATCATATTCATAGGTTTTTCCATTTGGATGATTTATTGTTATTTTAGATGTAGTAGATCTTTGTTCATCTCTTTTAAGAGGAACCCATTGAGCATCTGTAGTTCCGTTTCTTATAAGACGAGCATAATGTACTCTGCAATAAGTCTTTGCATAATGAAATCTTTCGCAACCTTCTACTGAGCAAGGCTTTTTATTTTTACTCCAATGTGACTTTATAGTAGTACCATTACGGCAGTATTTACAATAATAGTCCATGCCACCAGCATATGTTCCTGGTGATCTTTTAACTTGAGTTTTAGATACTTTGTAAAATTCAGATGCTGACTTTGTTTCTTTACATCTTGAACATTGTTTTGATTTCATTATGACCACATCTCCTGGTATTCACGAACTGTGGTAATTCCTTTATATTCGTTACAGTCCACGCAAAATTGGGTCCTTGTGTAATCTATTTTGTCAGCTACGATTTGCTCACAAAACACACATATTAAAGCATTTGGGTTATTCATTTTGATCTCTCTTTTCTAGTAGTATTTGTAGATATTTCTACCTACATACCTGTATCATATCATGCCGAAGATACTATGTCAAGTGGACTATTCTTGATAAAATCCTTTATCCCAAAGAGTCTCTAATCTTCTAAAATATTTCTCATATTTAAATCTAATCATATCTACCGAGAACCTTTCATATGCTCTAGTAGCTATATATCTATGATCAAGGTCTTTTACCTTCTCTGCCGCCTCCAAAAATTCTTTGAAGGTTCTACATCTAAATCCTGTCTTGCCCTGCTCTACCGTCTCAGTAAAAACTCCCCAGTCGGTTGTAATTACTGGTGTTCCACAAGCCATAGACTCCACATGAACATTTGCAAATGGCTCTATATAAAGTGTTGGAACAAATGTTGCAATTGCTCCACCATAAAGCTTTGCCCTTTCTTCTGGGCCAACAGCTCCTACGTATTCTCCATAGCCGTCAAATTCACCTGGTCCTGCAACAATTAGTCTCTTACCTAATTTCTCACATACTTGCTGGGCTATTCTCCAGCCCTTACGATCTATCAATCTTCCTACGTATAAGTAATAATCTTCTTTTTCTAATTGCCAAGGAAACATATCTGGATCTAGATATCCATTTATAACTGCGTCAAAGAAGTTGCCATCTACTGTTGTGGGATTCGTGTTCATTGCATAAATGCTGTGCATCCAGGCATATGACTCAAATACACGATATGCAGCAAATGTTCCACCATAACCAATGCCAAACTCTACTGTCATATTTTGCGGGAAAGCATCAGCAATTGGCTTCTGTGCTGATCCACCAATAACACAAATAAAGTCTTTCTTCTCAATACGCTTTGACATTTCCTTTATTGCAGTATTATTAAACATTAACCAATGCGGAAGAGTGTTATCAAATGATGCTGCTGTAAAGTGCTTGCCATCTAAAGACTCTGCTCTTTCTTCTTCTGATATGCATGTAATGAGCTCATCTACTTCCGCCTCATTTTCTGTTCCTGCATACAAATAAACAGTATGACCTAATGACTTCATCATGTTACAAAAGCGTCTTACCTTTTCGGTATAGGCACAATTAACATATTTTTTAGTTGTCTGTGTATGTGGCAAACTTACGACGTGGAATCTCATCTTAGCAAGGGACTTCTGACTGTCTGTGTTCATCATTCTCCCGACTTATTTCTGGTATGTAATGAGCTAATTCTAGATCATCATTCATTCTCTTGATTACAACATCTAATTCATTCACAATAAATTGAAGCTTTTGTTGTAATTCTTTCAAATCATAAGCAGGGCCTGAAATTCCCTTGTAATAAAAATCATTCATTTTATATTCCGTTCTCCTCCATGTATTTTAAACGCTCTGTGTAGGGCTCTAATGCTGGCCCGCCCTCGTTTTCCATAGCACTTATGTCATAGTGATAGGCATTAGAATCTTCAAGGATCCATTTGTCATATGACTCTACATCCCATTTGTTTGTATTTATTAGTCTATCTATAACTAAATCTTTCTTTGTAACAAAGGAAGGCTCTTGAAATCTTATACGATTATTAGGTTGCAAAGCAAAGTTACCATCATCTCGTTCTATAACATGAAAGCACTTATGTTGTCCAGGGCTTTCTGAATATCCGTCGTCCAAAACATTGCTATCAGGATTGTGATGATCCAGAGTAAACAGATACTTGCCTTTAATCTTAGTCTTTTCTCTATCAATATATGTCATTCTTAAATTGCTTAGGTTCTCAAATTTGTTTACTGCTATGTGTGATGAGAAGCAGTTCCATAGTACTAGGTTGTAGATTGGTTCTTCTTTGACCCCTGGCTTTGTGCAGAAAGCATTGATAGGCATTCTCCACCAGATACCACCATCTTCCATCAAGAAATGAAACAGTGGGCTTCTGCCTTTTAAGCTTGCAACGGCAAAGATAACTACAGGAAAATACTTATCATGGCTATCTTCTTGATTTCTTAGAAAGTTACCACGAACATAACATTCGATAGGCGGTATGTTTGCATTTAATTCAGGCACGTGTTCTTCTCCCCGAAATTTTAGGTTTCTTTGAAACCCCAGTTCTTTTATTTCTAACATCATTTAAAGTTGACATTTCTATGTCTTTTAATTCTTTACCTGGATTTCTTTTTACCCAGCTTTTAATGTAGTCATCAAGATATTTATCTATTCTCTGAAGTACTTCTTCATCATCCATAACCATAAGATCTTCTATCTTATTATGTTTATAGAATCTACTAAATATGCCTGGTTGTCTATTCATATAAATATTATAAGGGTACATGCTTTATGATGCAAGTACTCTTTTAGATTTAGGATTAGTACCTTTTGCTCTTGGATTTTCTCCAGTATGCCTTGTACTTCTACGCTTTCTAACCTTTTGAATTAAAGGCTTTTTTTCTGGTAAAACAACAGTAGGTTCAGTATATGAAACTTCTACTGGAAATATTGGAATTTGTTTTGTTGAGGTATTTAAACGATACCTTGAACTTCTTCTTTTATAGTTGCTATTTCTATTTTGAACAACCTTAACTTTGGATGACATTTTTAATTCCCCGCTTTTTATCTATATATATTATATATATTAATATATTGTTTTTTCTTTTAATCTTTTTTCTTTTAATAGACTTTCCAGAATTGAACCCTTTATCCCATATAAGGATAAAAAGTAATTCAGGAAAGAAACTTTCCATCTATTGCTGGTGCGACCCTTGATACTATCTCCAAACGCATTGGTCCAGTCTTAGATAGAGTATACACCAATATTTTTTTCTTTGCAAGTAGACATAAAAAAAGAATCCCTGCTAGCTTATATTTGACGAGAGATCATTTATGAAAGTGCTAGCAAGGACTCTAAAGTTCATGAGTAATGAACTATCTTAGTATATAATAATGATACTAACATTGTCAAGTTACTCATCAGTAATATCCATTTTTAAGAAAATAACTCCATGCATTGCATGGCGTGACATGCCTTCTGTGGATATATGATAATGTGGCTACTAGTTGTGCCACGCCTGCATCTGATTTTTTCATGCCTAATCTGGCATATGTAGAATTTAATAATTGTCCAATTCCTGATGCAGATGAAATTGGATTTTGTGCTTTAGGTTTCCAGGCTGATTCTTTTCCAATTAGCTTGGTAAAGCATGAATATTGTTTTTTCGTTAGCAATTCCTTAGCCACTTCTTTTGCATTTACTTGCATCATAGGTGGTCTTGGTTCATATACTATTGGAGTTGCTGGTGTTGGTGCACTTACTTCTAATACTAATGCAAGAAGAAATATTAATATTCCCCCTTGAATTAATGATTTATTATTCTTAATAGTTATCTCCTAGTTAATTACTGAAGCTTCCCGTTGCTTCCGTCCCCTAGCTAGCCCCTATTTGAATTTAGGCCTTCCAAATCCAACTATGGATATTTGTACGCCTTTCTTGTTTTTTCTGAATGCACGAAGTTGTTTGCAAACTTCTCCACCGTTTCTCTGGCTTCCGCCTTTGCGATTAGTAGTATTGCCTTCTATGCACCATACAGTACCGTCTTCATTGTCTTTTATAACAATGCCTACGTGACTGATTCTATCTACACCATCTGCTGGAAAGTCAAAGTAAGCAATGTCTCCTGGTTCAGGATCTGCCAGATCTCCATCTATCCATGCGCCCTTCTTCTTAAAGGCTGCTGCGCCTGCTGGTGTATAAACTGTATTAGGTACTTTAACTCCAGCTTCATTGGCACACCACATTACGAATGAGCCACACCATGGCTGGAAATCTGATTTGGTGAATTTGCCGTATTTAGTCTCATTATCTTTTGGACCTTCTACAACTCCAATTTCACCTTTAGCTACTTCAACTAAGCGTTCTGCTGTGCCTGTCATTTTGTATCCCAATCCTCATCTACTTCATGTGGAGCAGGAACTTGATCTGCTGGTTTTGCTGCACGACGTGCTGCTGCCTCATCAATCTCTGCTTCAAGCTTCTTGTCTGCCTGAGTGTTCTTGGCATCCATTTCTTTGTTATCAAGTTGTGCCTTCATAATATCTTTGGCGCCAGAATTACCAATCAATAGACCTGCAAGTGTGCCTGTGATAAATGTAGCTACAGAACCTAAGACATTAAAGAACATCTTATCATTCTCAGATTGAGCATTTACTGGCTGGGTTACAAATAGTAATCCATATAGAATGCCAACAGAGGTAAGAAACAAAATTGTTCCTAAAGTTAGACCTAAAATAAATTTAAGCCTAGCATCTAAATCTGCTGGTGTAAGTCTTTCTCTTTTCATTATTCCCCATCTTTCTTAATTGGCCCAACCAGATCTTCTGGACAGGCTCCATTTGTTGTACAAATAGGTGGCTTACATTCTGCCTTTTCCCAATTTGCTGGGTCTTGGCAGGGATAACGATAATGACCGTCATAGCCACAACCTACTAGCAATACTCCTAATATTACTAATTTGAAGAATCCCAATATTAATATTTTAACTGTCCTCATATTCACCTTTCTTTGTCAATACTATCGTGCTAGGAGCCTCTGAAAACCTTGTACCTATAGTAGGATATGGGTAGGGCCCTGAAAACCTCTCTAATCGGCTCTCAGACCCCTTTAAAGGGCATCCTAAAGTCCCTCTAGAACTATCTTTCTCCAACATTTCCTACAATAATTATTATATCCATCTGGATTGGATATTCTTTTATTAAATTTACCTATTTCCATGTGATTTGCACATGAGGAGCAAGTCTTATAATCTACCTCTATATGATTTCTTATTCCTGCATTTAAAAATTTCCTAGCTTGATAATATATAGCTGCACATTCTTTACAATAAGATCCATATCCATCGCCATATTTTCTATTGGCCTTACTGAATTTATTATAGGGCTTTTGTTTATTGCATAAGGCACAATGCTTCATTCTTCCGCCCTTTCGTAAATATGGAAAGGGCCTCCATTGCTGGAGGCCCCTTTACGGCTGATTAGCACGTTATCTCTTATAATGTGTGTTGCTATGTGCCGTATGTATATATACTACTATCTATTTAGATTTTATGCCATAGTCCTTAAAATTAGGACTTAAAAACTTGATTGCTGGTCCCGCAAAGCCTGCAATAAACGCATTGATCAATATCTCTGGATCTGTTTGTCCAGCCATTGCTAATGCGATTACAGCAGCAAATGCAGCACGGAAATATGTTCCTGCAGCAGACGCTAATTTATCTTTATTTGTTTTTTCTATTTTTGCTTTTGCCATCATTGCTCCTTTGGAGTTTTATTTTTTGTTTTTTTCTGGTTAGCAGTAGCCAATAAAAGCATTATCTCATCTACTCTAGCTTCCAATCTATTAAGACTATCTTTCATTGACGTTCCACCGTTTGGCTTTAGTTCTGACAAAAAGTGCTTTACTAGCCAGCGAATTGAGCCAACGTAGGCAACGGCTATGGAAATGACAGAAACTATCAGCCCTGCCCATTGACTAGCGTTCATTTATTTCTCCTTATGTTATTTTTCTTTGGTGATTATTATATTGAATATCGTTTGTGTGATAGCCCTTAAAGTATCTTCTTCCAGAGCCATGAGGCTTTTCTTTATCCCTTGTTCTTCTTTCAATTCCAAGAACCTGAGATTCGTTTACATCCATTTGTACTACATCCCTATCAAAAATATCAGTAGCAGGAATAATATTAAAGTTTTCTACAAAATTGCGTGGAATAGGAATAAATGCTCCTAAAGGATCGCCCTTGCTTACTTTAATTCTATGATTCTTAAGCGTCATTTTAAGGTTAAAGGTAAAATCTCTACGAATGTTGTCTGTCTCAATAACACCAGTCATGGCAACACATGTAGGAACAAACATGTTTGGTGGCTGTATTGTCATTAGATTAATCCCTGGAGGAGTCTTAAGGGCAAACAGATTTTGAATTGTAATGATGCCGTTCTGGAAAGCATCTTTTACAATTTGACGACCTTGATTGTCTTTATTTAATATTGTAATTTGTGCAGGTGCTTCTCCACCAGGCCAAAATGCCTCAAAGTCAATTAAAGAATTAATGATAAAGCCATACTGATTTCCTATATTTAATGGTAGGCAGTAATAAAAATGATCAGTAAACCAGTCTCTTTTAACTTTACCAGCAAGCGGAGTTATAACTTCCTTGTAATAGCCATGTTCTGGGATATCTAAAGAATGCGGAATAACTAATATATGATTATCTGGAACTTCATATCCAGGATCATTTATATAGGTCATCTTTGCCCCAGAAAGATGCTATGGTGTATCTTGTTCCACCCTCTATTTTAGTTACTCCATGCAAATGTTCTACATCTCCTGGATGTATTGCTAATGTTCCTGCTTTTGGAGTAATTTCAATATCAAAGTTTCCGTAATATGTCTTACCACCTTGATAATCATCATTAAGGTAGATAATTGAGCCAAACAGTCTGTGCTCAAATCCTCTATGTTCTGTGTTAGTCATATCGTCTGCATGTAATGGTTGTTCCATTCCTGGAAACCATCTGATAATTTGCAAGGTATCTGATTTACAATCTAAGCCATATTTATCTTTTAGAACTTCTTTGCATCTACGATTAGCATCTTTCATCAATCTTGCTACTTCAGGATCGTAACGCTCTATGTTTGAACAGTTAATAAGACGATTAGTCCAGAACCTGTCCTCGGATTCCTCCCAGAGATCTGAACTAATCGCTTGTTCTATTATATATGATGCTTGTTCTTTTGTCAAAAAGCCGTCTACTTTTATTCCGTTGTACATTTATTTTACCCCTGATTCTTTTAGTTTTTTCATAATTTCTTCATAACTTGTTATTCCTACAACATCAATATATTGATATTTTGGAGATATGACGCTATCAAACTCCTTATTCCAAGGATATTTGTAGTCTTTGTAATTAATAACTTGAGTTAGAGTAACATCTGGCTTAGAAAATATCACATTGCAGAGATTTGTTCCTGGACTGCCTGCAATTTTTTCTGCATTGTAAAAATAAGATATTTGTTTAAAAATGGACATTCCAGACAAAGATATTATTGAGTATCCGTTATCAGAAAAATAATCTTCTAAAGCTTGGATAAACTCAGGTCCATCATATCTGTTTTTAAAGAATGGTTCATGCTCTAAGATATTTTGTTTTTTTAAAGTTTCAGAGGCTTCTCTTCGTGTAATAAAAATGTTTTTAGGTTTTGAGTCATCCTTAATCATATACGGACTAAAAAATTTTCTTAATTCTTGGTTGCCTTCTGGAAAGTGATAATATGATGTATTGCCAAACACATAGTATTTTAAAAAATCTGTAATTCTGTTTAAAAATCTTGTTCCTACTGCATAGACAATTAGTTCATCAATATTTAATTTGCCTTCTTTTATTTCTTCAACTGACAGTGTTTCTATTTTATTGTCATGAGATAATAATTCTTTTAATTCAGAATTAACTAAATCCATCTTGTGCCCTGTTTGATTATAAGAAGGGCCATTGTCTATCCATAATATCTTTATTGAGTCATCAATATTATTTTTGTAATATAAAAACGCAGCAAGCATTTCTTTTAAAAAATGATGATAGTGATAGCCTTTTATCATAAGAAACCATTTGCCTCTTAAATAGGTTTCTGGCCCATCTTCTCCGTAATAAAAATCTTTAAATGAATAGATTGGGGATCCAGAAGTTTTTACATATGACAGTGAACTGTAATTTGGATATTCTTCTCCAGGGTCACACATTTGATATAAATTGCTATAAGTCCATGGCCGCATTTAGAATTCCTCTACCTTTAAATCTATTTTGCATCCTTTACAAATACCAGATTTAGGACCATCATTTTCAAGGTGGTCTCTCCAAGGCTTATACTTTTCATTTCTGTAGATTTCCCATAATGGAGCATCATTTACATGAGCCATGATTCCATTCTTGTGCTCAGGAACATCTGATCTTGTGTTGCAACATACCATGACAGAGCCATTATAATCTATATACATGTTGTTAAATGGTTGTTTACATGCCTTTGTTCTTATATATTCTTCGTTGAATCCCGCAACTTTTTTAGTTCTGGAAGTTCCTTCTACGGCAAAGTTTCTTGCTCTAAGGTGTACAACTATTCCATCTATAACTAAGTCATACTCAATTCTTTGATCTTCTATGTCAAAAATAACCTCATAGTCAACACCAAGCGTTTTTATCTTTTGTTGCATACGCTTTTTCATCTTTGCATGGTTGTACTGTTCATTATTT